ACGAATCAGACAAATGTGTGTATAATTTCTCTGTCGTTAGGCAGTTCCCATAGTATAGTCTATAGTACTAAACGTAAGTTCCTACAAACGTATGCTCCACCCTTGTGGTAAGATGCTACGGTTTGTTATTCTCTGTATTGTTTTTTCTTACTTACGCTATCCTTAAGCAGAACGTAAACTATCACCACAAATAGAATCTTAAGGACAAGTCCAGATGCACCTCCCTTGGGTTGAATCCCTTGGGAGGTTTCTTTTTGTCTACAGCCCGTTAGGGCGTGCTTTAACCCCTTGACACCCTCAGAATTTTACTGAGAAAATTTCATGGTGCAATGTACATACATAAGGCCCCCCGGCACCCCCTGCCTTAGGGTCTGTCAAGATGCTCTTTTGTATACCCCCGGCTATACTTTGGCCTGGCTGAGCTATGCCTTGGGATGCATGAGCTATCCTTGTGGTATTATGATACCTCATATGGGAAATACACACTTACCCACTTGAATCTGTCCTATCCTTTTGTATACCTTGGACTATTCCTTGCTATAGCCTTGGCATTGATGCACCATAGTGCAGATCCTTTGTGCACTATATTGCCTATGCCTTGGCTGGTGCTGGTGGTGGTGACAAACAGCATTACCTATACTAACGGATAGTTTCTTGTCTCTGACGGATAGTTTGTCATTTCGCTGTCTTGACAACCAAAACCGATAACGCCAATTCTTTGAGCACAGCACTACCCCAACACAAACACACACAGACACACACACAAGGAAATGAACGAATGACACGCAACGCATACATCATCGTTAAAGACTTCGGCACCAAAGATGAACGTGAAGGACTGGCAGCAAAAATCTGTGAACAAACACTATACCCCGCTGTCACTGAAATGAACGGTCAAGACACAGGTGCCGTGATCATCAAGCTTCGCATGCATGAGCTGGCAAGTTTCTTTGACACAATGCAACAAAACGACGAATTCAATTGGATTGAATACACAGTGCAGTTTGAGTTTTGATCTTGATGGGCATCACTGGTGGTGGTGCCTTACTGGATCAAACCTAAGGAAAGGAAAAGACAATGGCACATGCATTAATTCACGTCAGCAAAATGACAGGCAAGCTTGATGGCTTCCAAGCTATCAGCACAAACACCATGACAAACCCCTATTGCATCAAGCAAAATGCATCGGGCAAGGCAAACAATATCTGCACCAAATGCTATTCGCACACCATGCTGAAAAGCTACCGCAAGAACATGCAGCCAGCATTGCAGCGCAACAGTGATGCCTTGGCAAACAAGGTGCACGATATGGAATACCTGCCAGTGATCAATCAGGCCTGGTTTAGGTTCAATGCGCATGGCGAGCTGATCAACATGACACATTTGGAAAACATAGTAAGGATCTGCAAGAAAAACCCGCACACAAGCTTTGCCTTGTGGACTAAAAGAAACGATATTGTGTCTAGGTATTTCAAGACAAGGGAAAAGCCAGCCAATATGATTTTGATTTACTCAAACCCAAAGATCAGCACAATTCTACCCAAGCCGCCAAAGTATTTTGACCGCACGTTTAATAATGTGTTAGAGCACGAGCACAAGGAAAAGCAAAACTGCACGGGGCAGAAATGTAAGGATTGCCGCCTATGCTATACCGTGGGCAATGGTGTGAGCACTATAGTTGAGATGGTCAAGAAATACTAAGGGGGTTTATCTTTCGGGCTGGCCTGAGGGCCAGTCTAGATAGGCAAACCAAACTAGGAAAGGAAAGACCATGACACGTGAAACTAGACTTTATGTTGGGGCGGATATCATCATTCGTCACCGTGAGACAGCAAAAGAGGAAAGCTTAACCGTCGAGGGCATCGAATGTGTCTGGAATTGGGATGACAGCACAAGGGATGTGGCAGAATATTGGGCGGTGGTAGACTGGATTAGTCAGACATTCGGAAATAGTATTGATTGGTTTACCATCAAAGGCTGGACAGGTTCGCCAAAGAAAGAGGAGGGTTAAGACAATGGCACGCTATCATGTTATCTTGTCTGACGAATTAGGCGAAGAATTTTCTGTTGAAATTACGGCATACGATAGAGACGATGCATGGGATACTGTAGCAATGGAATACCCCGAAAGCGGGGTGGTGGCTGTCTTAGAGCATGGCAGCTATCGCAGGGAAGCGCAGAACCGTGTGTTCAATAGCATGTGGGAGGATTAAGCATGAGCATGGCAGGAGAGATAGAGAATTCAGAACACGCCATAAAAGAAATACAGGCTGAGCTGCAGTCTCTTGTTGACAAAATAGAAACATTGCAGTTTCGTTTAGGTGCGGAACAGCACCGCTTGGAACAATTGAAAAAGGTAACGAAGCTGCCGAAGGGCAGCGTGAAAGGATAAGACCATGAACAGCCAACACGATAAGATCCTAAAGCATCTGCGCAAGGCAGGCAGCATCACGGTTCGGGAAGCTTTGATCGAATACAGCATCAGCAGCTTGACCAAACGCATACAAGAATTGCGGGAACGTGGCCACGATATTGTGTCAGAGTGGAAAAGCCACCCAGTGACAGGCCAAAGGTATACCCGTTATAAATTGGGTGGTGTTAGTGCTTAAGTATATCGAAAGAGTAGGCATTGCCCTGTCGGTTCTGTTAAACGTTCTGACAGGGGGTGCCAGCAACCAAACATTCAGCGCCCGCAATTGGGCTTGGAAGAAACGCAATCTGCCCAACGTGGTCTTTGTCATAGACCTAGTGCTTGGCAAAGATCACTGTCTGCAGTGTTGGGTTTACTGGCAGGTAAGAAAGGACAAATGGTGAGTGACAAACACAATAAGGGGTGGTGCTATACAGAGGATGCCATCAGAGCCACAGAGAAAGCCCTAGACAGCGCCTTGTGGGATGGCTTGGATACTACCTACCTAGAGAGGGAACTGGCTGGTCTACGGCTGGCTCTGAGCCTCGGACAACAATACCAAACGGAGTGGTAAGGATGACAAAGGGAATTGTGATTAGCCTGTATGACTACACAGGGGAAGCTTTGCGGCCATGGGCTGAGGCGGGTTATACATGCTATGCCTACGACATTCAGCATGACAACAGCACACGCTGGGACTTCAAAGGGGGTGGATCTGTAGAGTTTGTGTATGCTGACCTGCATAATTACGATACACTCTACAATCTGTATCACGAGATGAACGGGCAGGGGGTGGTGTTTGCCATGGGCTTTCCTGTCTGCACAGATCTAGCAGTATCTGGTGCCCGTCATTTCAAGACAAAGGCGGAACGTGACCCTGAATTCCAGTGGAAGGCGGCAAGCTATGCGATGTGGTGTGGTGAGTTGTTTGACCTGTTAGATGTGCCATACTTCATAGAGAACCCAGTTTCTGTGCTGGCAAGCATATGGCGTAAGCCTGACCATTCATTCCACCCTTGGTATTACGGTGGCTACATCCCAGAGGAACAGGCAGAACATCCGAAGTGGCCAGAGTATATTGCACCTCGTGATGCATACCCAAAGAAGACATGCCTCTGGACTGGTGGTGGGTTTGTCATGCCAAAGGCATTGCCTGTAGCAGTAGACGCAGGCTATAGTCAGCAATACAAAAAGCTCGGTGGCAAGAGCATGAAGACAAAGAACATTCGTAGTGCTACGCCTCGTGGCTTTGCACGGGCAGTGTTCGAAGCAAACCAAAAGGAGCTAGTGGTATGATACGTGTTCTAATCTATGACAAAGACGATAAGCTTTTGTGTTGGTATTCAACACCAAACAGGAAAGAGGCAGAGGATTTTTGTGCTGGTCTGTCTGACAGATTAACTTGGAGTATGGAATATGTCGTACAAGAATAAGCCTCTGCACTCTTACCATTACAAGATCATTCATGATGTTGATGATGCTGACTGGATGCTTGACGATGAACTAGAAGAGCAGCTAGAAGAGGACAAAGAGTTGGTGTTGGATATGCTAAAGCTGCCTGCTGGTAGCGTAAAGCCTAAAGGGGAATACTAATATCACCCTTGCCAAGGGCAAGCCCTAGGATACACTGATTCGCAGATCTGTCAAGCAGTATTTTGCTGCGTAAGAGGAAAAAATGATGACGGAATACATGACAGAAATCACCAAGGATAACCGCCTTGTCACTGTGTATGGTGAGCTGTGGGATGACGGGGTTGGCTATTGGGATTCGTGGGGTGATACAGGTCAGACCTTTGAGGTCCAACATGAGCCTGAGTTTTCTATCACTGAGGCTTACGATGCGGAGACTGGTGTCAGCATACCACTAACAGAGTTGACACCTTCCGAGGTATACTGCATCATAGAAATCTTCACATCTGACTATTGGGATCATATCTTTCATGTCTAATTGGAAAAGCCACATCGCCTGCCCGTATGAAGACTGCGGATCGTCTGATGCTTTCAGCTACAATACCGAGAGCATGGCTGGTCGTTGTCATAGTTGCGAACGCATTTACCCTCGGGATCGTGCACGCAAATTCGATTGGGCAGAGACTGAATACCCCACCCAACAGAGGGACGATTGGGAAATGACAAACAACACAACACCACAGCTAAGGGCTGTCCAGCAAGAGAAACTAGATGGTGTCTTCATGACCTATCGGGATATCTCAGAGGCAACCATGCGGTTCTTTAACTGCAAGACCTACCTTGATTCGTCAGGCATTCCTGTCAAGCAGGACTACGTGTATCCATCAGGTGGCATCAAGACCAGGTTCTTCCCCAAGCAATTCCGTGCGATGAACCTACACTCTGATGAGCTATTCGGTATGAACCTGTGGAATGCAGGATCTGGTAAGATCGTCACTATCACAGAGGGTGAGCTTGACGCCATGTCTGCTTACCAGATGTGCAACAGCCAGAAGTTTCCCTCTGCTTTTGTCAGCCTGCCCTCAGCCACCCCATCGAAGCGCCTCTGGACTAACGTCACAGAATGGCTGCGGTCTTTTGACAAGATCATTCTGTCAATCGAACACGATGATCAGGGTAATGCTGTTGCCCAAAGGATTGCCAACTTGTTTCCGAACAAGGTCTACCGTGTGCAGCATGACAAATACAAAGACGCCAATGAATTCCTGACCGAGGGTGCTAAGTCCGAGTATTACAATGCTTGGATGAATGCCCGTAAGTATACACCAGACAACATCATCAACACATCTGACCAATTCATGAAGCTGTATGATCGTTCAGAGAACCACGTCTACGTAGAGACAGGCATCTCTGACTTCGATGATATGTGCCTCGGCCTGATGCAGGGTCACTTCACCCTGTTCAAAGCACAGACAGGTATCGGCAAGACAGAATTCATGCGTTACCTAGAGTATCGTATCTTGAAGAACTATCCTGATATCAAGATCGCAACGTGGCACATGGAAGAGACAAAGCTGCGGTCACTCTTGGGTCTGGTGTCATATGAGATAGGTGATAATGTAACACGTAAGGACTTGATCGAACAGAAACAGCTAGACGAAAAGGTCAAGGATGGTATCCGTGAGCTGACCAAGGATGAACGCCTGTTCCAATTCTTTTTGAATGATGAGGATGATCCTCTTGATCTGCTGACACACATCCGGTATTTGTCACAGGCTTGCGATGTGAACTACGTGTTCTTCGAACCTATCCAAGACATTGCAGCCAACATGGGTGCAGAAGAAAGCAAAGAACAATTCCTTGCTGACCTTGCTGTTCGCCTGTCTAAGCTGGCTGCTGAACTTGGTGTTGGTATTATAACGATTGGCCATACGAATGACGATGGTCAGGTAAAGTATTGCCGCATGATTGAGCAACGGGCATCCGTTGTGGTAGATCTGCAGCGTAATAAGATGGCAGAAGATGCAGATGAAAGGAACACAACCAAGCTTCTTGTCACAAAGAACCGTCCGGTTGGGCCTACAGGGTA